GTATCAAGATGTGCCGCTAGCGACGACGAGCAACTACCTGCCGACCTACCCCCGCCTGTATTACATCGCGGGGCAGGCGGTACAGGCGTTGCCCGTGGCATCGGCGCTGGGGCTGTATGTCGGCGTAAACTACAAGCCCACGGCTATTGCTGATCTGGTGGGTGATGCCAGTATCATCGACTATCCTGCCAACGCGCATCTGGTGTTGGTGTGGCAGGCGGCTGCTCTCCTCCTCCTCAAGGGTGGCACGGAAGCGGCGGCAGCAGCCAACCTGAAGGCGATGGCCGACGATGATCGCAAGTCGCTCCTCGACGACATTCGTCGCATGACGATCAACCCGACGATGATGGCCTATCCAGATGTGAAGTACGACTGGAGTGGCGGTTAATGGCAGGCCGTGAGAAGGTCGTAGACCAGCAGCCCAAGTTTGATGGGGGGCTGAATAGCGTGTCGGATGACGCGAGTGTGCTGCCCAACCAGATGCGGAGGGCGGACAATGCGCGGTTGACAGACTACGGGGCCGTCACGAAGCGGGGTGGGACGAAGCGGACCACCGCCTCTCCCATTGCCGCTGCCAGTATCCTGAATGGATACACATGGCGGAAAGATGGCGGGACGCAAGAGTTGATGATTGTCTGCAACGGGCTGCTGCATACGTCCACCTATTTGTCTACCTACCCGTGGACATGGACCGCGCAAGCTGGCGCGTTGTCTACGACGGTCACTCCGTCCTTTGTGCAATTCCGTGATGCCACGGCAGATGTGGTCTACATCGCAGACGGTGGCCTCCTCAACGTGTGGAACGGCACCGCGCTGACGACCAACATTGTTGGGACGCTTGCGGTCACCAATCTTGCGGTCCATAACCAGCGGTTGTGGGGATGCGGCAATGCAACGTTCCCCGATTCTATTTTCTATTCGGCGCTAAACAATGGCGACACGTTTGCCAACGGGTCAGCGGGTGGTGGGCAGATCATCGTCCGCACCTTCTCCGATGAAACGGTCGTTGGGGTGGCGTCGGTCAACACCTCGCTACTGATCTTCCACCGTCGCGGTATCTCCCGTTTGACAGGCTACGGGCAGGACGACATCACCGTTGCCCCGCAAGGTTTGACAGCAGATGTTGGCACGATTGCTCCACGATCCATTGTCAGCATTGGCAATCTGGGGTTCTTCGTGTCTGAGCGGGGGCTGTACTCCTGCAACGAATCAGAAGTGTCGGCAGTCGGTACGGTAGAAACGCCTGACCCCCTCTTGCCAGTCATTCGGAATCTGACCTCGGCACAGGTGGCAAATATCAGCGCAACGTTCAACCGTGCAACCCGTGAGTTGTGGGTGAACGTGCCAACGTATGGCGTGTACGTCTATCACACCGTGCTACGGGCATGGTCTGGTCCGTGGGAGTCTGGGTTCTTGGACCCTGCCACGACCACCCTGTTTGATAGCATTGATTCGAATGGACTGCCTGCCCTGCTTCGGGGTGATGAGGATGGGTATGTCACAACCTGCGATGAGACGGGGGTGGTCGTTGATAACCAACTGTCTGATGGCACGGGTGGGACTCCGTATACCATGACCATCCAGATGCACCGGATGTACTGCGGAGATGATGCGCTGTCAAAGTCGCTTCGTTTTGGCTACATCACGGCGTCACTGGACAGTTCTTCGTCAACCATTATTAAGTGGGTGACAGACTCCACCACGGACACCTATACGTTACCGACGACCTTCGTCTCAAGTCGATGGGGCACTGGCATCTGGGGATACGGGCTGTGGGGAAGCGCCAATAGCAGCAATTACCGTGTGCAGATGAGCGGCACGGGGTATTACATCGACGTGTCTATCATCGACGCAGGCCAAACGATTCCTGTCTTTGGTCGTTTCCAGCTAGAAACTTTTGCCCTTGGGAGGCGCTAGTGGCGCAAACAATCGGTCAGCATGGCGTTGCCGCCTTTACCAGTCCGGTCAATGGCGACCTACTCAACGCAACGGTCGTCCTCAGCAACGACAACACCACCCGCAGTGCCTACGTCGATCACGACATCGACAGTGGCATCCATGTGCAGTCGTCGCTGTTAGCCGCTCGTCCTGCGGCGGGCACGGCTGGACGGAAGTGGATGACCACGGACACGGGCGCTGTCAAACTGTGGTTTGATACGGGCGCAGCGTGGGAGGAGATTGCCTATCTGCCGTCTGCTGGTGGAACTGTTGCGGGTGCGCTTACCGTCACGGGGCTTATCACCGCAACGGGTGGCGTGTCTGGTAACGTCACTGGGGCGCTGACGGGCAACGCCAGCACCGCAACGACGCTGCAAACCTCGCGCAACATCAACGGCGTGGCGTTTAACGGTAGCGCCGACATTACGATCACCGCTGTTGCTGATGCGTCAGCGTTAACGGGCGCAACCCTCGCCGCCAACGTGTTGGCATCCAGCCTGACTAGCGTTGGTGCCCTCAGTGCTGGCTCAATCTCGTCGGGGTTTGGCGCGATTGATATTGGCGCTGACGCCTTTACGGGAGCGGGAACGGGTCTGACCGGAACAGCGGCGGGGCTAACGGCTGGCGGCAATGCCGTTCTTGGCGCAAACACGTTTACCGCTGCACAAGAGTGGGCCACTGGAACATCCATTGCTTCCGCAGCCACCGTCAACCTCGATACGGCCACGGGCAACCGTGTTCACATCACGGGCACGACAACGATCACGGCGGTTACGCTAACCCGTGGCCCCCGCACGGTCATCTTCGATGGCATCCTGACCCTCACGCACAACGCCACAACGAACAACTTGCCGAGTGCGGCGAATATCACCACCGCAGTCGGTGACCGAGCGGTGTACGAAAGCGATGGGACGACGGTGTATTGCGTGAGCTATATCCGCGCAAACGGGGAAGCCGTCGTTGGGACTAGCTCGGCGTCGGTTGTCAACTATCCGCAGCTCATAAAATCCGTAGACTACACCCTCGTCCTTGGGGATGCAGGGTATCAGATATTCCACCCAGCGTCAGATACGGCGGCACGGGTCTTCACGATCCCCGCGAACTCCAGCGTCGCCTACACTATTGGCACCGTGCTGGTATTTGTAAACGAAAAGGGGGCGAAGCCGTTGAGCGTAGCAATTACGACCGATACGCTACGAAGCACCCTGCTCACAACAGGCACCCAGAAGGTTCCTGCTGGCAATATGCTGACGGCGTTGAAAATAGCGGCAACAACGTGGCTCTGCTGGCCTGCTACCCCAGTGAGCTTAAATCGTGCGTTGGCTACTGCTTCCGATTCTACCCCATATGTCACTGTGTACCCATGGACTAGTGCAGGATTTGGACCAAAGTTTGCCAACCCTGCAACACTACCTGCTGGGCAAAGCTATGGCGTAGCTTTTTCTTTAGATGGAACAGCACTGGCTTTTGTTCACAACGTTTCTCCTTATATCAGTGCCTACCCGTGGAGTAGTGCAGGGTTTGGGGCAAAGTTTACCAATCCTGCCACATTGCCTTCTAATCAAGGGAATGGCGTAGCCTTCTCCCCAGACGGAACAGCACTGGCCGTTGCCCATAACAGCACGCCTTATATCAGTGCCTACCCGTGGAGTAGTGCAGGATTTGGAACAAAGTATGCTAACCCTGCGACACTACCTGCTGGTACTGGGCGTGGCGTAGCGTTTTCTCCAGCCGGGACAGAAATAGTTATTGCTCACTTTGGTTCCCCTTGGGTCAGTGCATATGCGTGGAGTGGTGCAGGGTTTGGATCAAGGTTTACTAACCCTGCAACACCGTTCGGCAACAACAATGGGCGTGGCGTAGCCTTCTCTCCAGCAGGAACAGAACTGGCTATTGCTCACGACGACTCCCCATACGTCCAAGCATACACATGGAGTGCGTCAGGATTCGGAACGAGGTTTACTAACCCTGCAACACTGCCTACTAATAATGGCTATTCCGCAGCCTTCTCTCCAGACGGAACAGCGTTGGCTATTGGTCACTTTACTTCCCCTTACGTCACGGCATATCCGTGGAGTAGTGCGGGATTTGGAACAAAGTTTACAAACCCTGCAACAGCGGTGGGTGCTGGTTCCGTTGGATACGGCGTAGCGTTTTCTCCGAATGGAACAGAACTGGCTGTTGCTCATGATACCAGCCCTTACGTCGGTGCATATCAGTGGACCAGTGCAGGATTTGGATCAAAGTATGCTGACCCTGCGACACTATCTACTGGTACTAACTATGCCGTAGCGTTTTCTCCAGCTTAACCAAGAGACATCAATGATCTACTCACAACTCTCTCCCTCGTACAAATACGACACCCTCGCTGATGCAATCTACGGACGCGAGGTAGAGTATTTTCACTACGACTTTGACCGCATCAACTTTGAACATATCCTCAAAGACCTACCCGAGTGCGAGTACCGGACAAACATCGAGAACCGTCTTGCGGATACCGTAGGCACGATGGCGCAGGTGGAAAGAACCGTGTCGGCGTTGCTGGCACAGATCGACGATCCCACCGCGTATGCGGAAGGGGTTGCCCGTGCCATTGAGCGCCGAGAGGCCGCTAAACTGAAGGAGAAGGCATGAGATACGTCCAAGCCAGCGGAACGACCTTCCTCCGTCATGTCATTGATAACGGCGAGCCGACCGTGTGGGACGAGAACAACACCGTCCGAGCCAGTCAACTGACCCCAGCAGAGGCGACAACGTTCGGCGTCTCTAAGCTCAAACTCGTTACGCCTCCCCCGTACAACCCGCTCACGCAGGTTCGTACAGATGCCGACGCCGTGCTGGTGGACGGGGTGTGGACGCAGCAGTGGGTGGTGACGGACAAGTCGGTGGACGAAGTAGAAACGGCCAAGCAATCCACGTTGAGCAGTCTGCGGCTGACCCGTGACACGAAGCTGCAAGCCTGCGATTACACGCAGTTGCCCGACGTGCCGCTGACGACCGCGAAAAAGGCCGAGTGGGCAACCTACCGCCAGCAGTTGCGGGATTACATGGGCGCGGTGATCGACCCGTTTAATCCTCCTGCGTGGCCCATCCCGCCAGTGAAATAACCGATGGCCGTCCTCCTTCCTCTCCACGCGATCAAGACCTTCGCCTCGCCCGTCCTCAACGGGACTGGCACGGTCGATGCCAACACGGTACGGACCAACGACAACATCGCGGGTGCGGCCTTCAACGCGCATGACGCCGATACGTCGATCCATATCCAGTCGGGCACGTTGGCGTTGCGGCCCGTGACGGCGACGGAGGGGAGTGTGTACGTCGGGACGGACACGTTGCTCATGTACATTTTCACCGGCGGGTCGTGGAGTCAGGTGCTGTGATGGGATCAAAACGAAATGGCGGGAAGCCCACGATGGTTCGATAACACTTCATAGCAGCAAGGAGAGACACATGGCACGGAAGCGTGGTGGGTTGGCAGGCATTTACGACCGCAACAAGAAGTTTATTAATCCGGTGCATAACGCAGCAGCTTTTGTTCAAGGTGGTCCGCTTGGCTTGTACAACAGTCGGCTCCTGACGCAAGAAGGTGGCGGGCTTAAGAAAATGGTCAACGACCCGCTGTATCAAGCGCAGGTTGCCACATTAGCGACCGGGTTGGCTGCACCTGCACTTGGCGGTGGCGCTGCGGCTGGAGGCACGGCTGGAGGCACGGTTGCTGGAGGTGGCGTGGGTGCTGGCGGCGGGGGCAAGTTGGCTGGACTGTTTACGGGCCTTGGCAAAGTTGCTCGGGGCCTGAAAGGGTACGAAGACACCATTGGCAAGGTTGCGGGTGGTATCCAAGCAGAACGGAAAGACGCCCGAGCCGACGAACAGGCGCGGCTAGCACGGGAAGAAACCGCCCGTATGTTTGACGAGCAGCAAAAGTTGCGGGTTCGCCAGCAGGGGAACCTTGACCAGACGGCCATGATGGACAAGCAGCAGTTTGACGAGTTGAACGCCAACCGTGCCAGACTGCGGGCGATTTTGACAGGAGGGATGTAATGGCCACGTTTAACACCGCGTTTGGCTCGTTGCCAAGCCCCAAGAAAGACCTGTTTGGCAATGCGCCGATGGGGGGAGCCGACGACGACGACCCGACAAAGGGGTTTGCGCCGGGGTCTACGACGACAAAACCCGCCGCTGCCCCTCCGCCAGCAAACACGTTTGCCGACTTGCAGAAGCAGGGCGTGGCACGGCCAGCCCCTCGTCCTGAATCCGAGTCTGGGAGCGGAATGGGGATGGGCGGTGGAACGGGTGGTGCTGGTTCTGGCGGTGGGATGGGTGGTGGTGGAATGGGTGGGGGCGATGTGTCTGGCGGTGGGATGGGTGGTGGTGCTGGTGGCCCCCGTGACGAATACGCGGGGCCGCGCACTGTCCCTACGCCCCGTACTGGAATCCGAGATACGGCTGCTGTCCCCGACGCAGAAGCTTTCAGGAAGCTGTTGCGGTTGCAGTTGCCGGGAGGAGCTGAGACGACTGCACAAAGTCAGGCGCAGGATATGCCGCCGATGCTTGGGCAGTTGGAGCAGTCGTTGTCTGGTATGGCCGCGCCTGACGCTGGCGAATTTGTAATTGGTGGCGGTGGAGGTGGGGCAGGTGGGGCTGGTGAGATTGGCAATGTTGGCGGTGGCGGAGGTACACCTCCTCCCCCTCCGCCGCCGCCCCCTGTCACTCCCCCGAAGATGGGATACAGCGCCACGGGTGGGATTACCGGAACGCCGACGATTGACAAGGACACCGGCACGGCGACGTACACGAACGTTGAAGTGCCCGTGTCAAACGCGCCACAGTACAATGCTGGTCAAGTCCCGCCTCCGACCGCTCCGAACGGCTCGACGTTCGTATCGGGCAGCGGCGTGACATGGACGAAGCGTGGTGGCGTGTGGGGCGCAGAAGCACGGGCTGGCGTTGCGATGCCCACGGGCTATGCTGCGCTGACTCCACCGGAGTTGGCCGCACAAACGCAAGCCAACCTCCCGAGTGGGGCGGCGGGATTTGGTGGAACCCTTAGCTCTGAGCCGGGTCAAGGGTCAGGGCTGTACCAGTTCCTCCTCAAATACGGGACGCCTACTTCGGACGCAGAGTTTGCGGTGTTGGCGCAGCAGGCAGGGAAGACGGTCGAGCAACTCAAGAGCTACATCTCTTCTCAGCCTGCCAGCCTCCGGTTTGACACCAAGCGAAATGTCGATACCAATGCCGAAGAACAGGCGTGGAAGAAAGAGAACAAGGTTGACTCTGTTCCGTTTAACTACGCCTATGTGCCAGTAAGCGAGGGTGGCCCTCGTCTCCGCAAGAAGTCGTATGAGGAGGTGGTGGCCGCAGGCTATCAGCCGTATGGCGGCAAGGCATTGTATGACAGCCCTGCCAACGACTTGCTGTTGGCGCAGGCAAGTGGCACCACCAACCTCCTGCGGACCTATGGTGGCCTTGCGGGTGGCGTGTCTAACCCTGCTG